CTGCATCGGTGCAAACTGCCCACTCTGCGTTAAGCTCCAGGACCGCCCTGAGAACAAGCGTGCATTTACCGTTGTAACCCTTAACTCTGCTGAGGGTATGCTACGCCAGATGCTCATTTCAGGAGCCCGTCTATATCAGGCGCTTCACGCCGCACACTACTCGCCACAGGGTCCGCTAACTAAGGGATACTGGGCTATTGTGCGACTAGGTAAGGGTCCACAGACTTCTTACACCGTAACTCCTATCAAGGAGCGCGACCTCGAAGAAGACTGGAACATCAGTCAGGAAAAGGCTTCAGCTGTTGTTGACGCCTCAGAGGTTTACACCCGTGGTCTCATCAAGGAACACTCATTTGAGGAACTTGACGAGATTGCAGACTCGCTGCTCTAAAGCCAATAGCATTAGGCGGGGATTTGACATCCCCGCCTTTTGCGCTATTGTGGAGATACTATGAACATTATTACAACTGCTGAACAACTTGCCGAGATGGTAGATTACTACCTAACTCAAGATGCCTTTGCCTACGACGTTGAAACTGTGGGACCGCGACGTGGTATGACCCCAGTAAACGAAGTCCTTTGGATTACACTAGCCACCCACGGTCGCTGTGACGTAATACCTATGGGACACCCACACGGAGACTTCCTCGAAGAAATTTACCCACTTACTGGTCAGGGTGAAGTCCGTAAAGAAAAAGGTTTAGCCCTTCGACCTAGCGACTACAGTCGTGATGCTAAGAAAGCCACCAAAGTATTTGGTCCTGCTCCAGAGCAGTTGTTTCCAGGCGAGGTTTTTAAAGCGCTAGAACCACTTATGTTTAATGACCAAATTCTAACCATTGGTCACAACCTTGTATTTGACCTTACTTCTGTAGCCAAATACTACGGCGGTCGTGTGCCGTCTGCCCCATATTTTGACACCATGATTGCATCGTTTATTTCAGACAACCGCAATAAAAATAAGTGCGGCCTTGCTGACTGCCTTAAGCGTGAGTTTGGTTACGAGATGGAAAAAGGCGTAGGTAAAGAGGTAGAAGTTTACGACTTTAACACTGTTGCCAAGTACGCATACCTTGACTCTAAGTACACATTCCTATTGTGGAAGTCGCTAGTGCCAAAGTTAGAGGCTGGAGAACTTGACCGCGTGTTTGCGCTGGAAATGGATGTTCTGGCTGTTCTATGCGACATGAAACTAACTGGTGCCGTAATTGATACCGATTCCCTTGAGCAACTAAAACTTGACCTAGAAGTTAAAGTGGATGAGGCTCGCGCCAATATTTACAAGGCTGCAGGTCGTGAGTTTAACATCAACTCTAATCCAGAAAAGCAAGCTCTTTTGTATGGACCTAAAAGTGAGGGCGGGCGCGGTCTAAAAGCGCAAGTTCTAACTGTTAAGGGTAAGCAAAAGGATAGAACCAACGTCGAACTTACAGGTGCTGATTACTCAGTATCAGCCGAGGCGCTAGAGCCTTATCGAGACAAAGACCCATTGGTCACTGCTTTGCTAGAGTACGCCGACTATAATAAGCTTCTTTCAACGTATGTAATCCCGTATCTTGGCGGAGACATTGAGCGCACTACTTTGGGCAAAACTCGAACAGAAACTAAAGAAAGTTTGCTAATTAACGGTCGCTTACATGGAGACTTTGTACAGCACGGTGCTGAAACTGGTCGTTTTTCTAGTCGTAACCCTAACCTGCAGAATGTACCAGCTCCGCACACCCCACACGGCAAAGCTATTCGTAACTTGTTTGTAGCCCCTCCAGGGCACAAGCTAGTGGTTGCCGACTACTCGCAGATTGAGCCTCGCGTAATTGCGTCATTCTCGGAAGACCCAATTATGATGGACAACTACCTAAACGGCAAAGACATCTACACTACTGTGGGTGACACGATGGGCGTAGACCGTAAGGCAGGTAAGGCTCTCGTTCTTGCTATGGCGTATGGTGTAGGACCAGATAAGATTGCTGCACAAATTGGTTGTACCAAGACTGAGGCAAAAGATTTGCTTGACCGCTTTGCAAACCAATTTAGTTCGATTGCTAAGTACCGTGCCAAAGTTATTGGCGCTACCCGTGCCGGTAAGCCTGTGCCGTACGTAAAAACCTTGACTGGTCGCCGCCGTTACTTGCCAGAAATTATGTCACGAGACAATGGTTTCCGCGCAGGAGCTGAGCGTCAGGCGTTTAACACTAAAATTCAAGGCAGTGCCGCAGATATTATTAAGATTGCTATGGTTCGTGCACATCAAATGTTACCGCCAGAGGCTAAGATTATTCTTACGGTACATGACGAAATGGTACTTACTACGCCAGCAGATATGGCGGAGTCCACAGCAGAGATTCTGCGTGAAGCTATGGAGGATATTCAGGTGTTGAAAGTGCCGCTGATTGCAGACGTAAAGATTGTAGATAAGTGGGGTGAGGCAAAGTGAGTAAGTATTTAAGCCCAGAAGACAGCGCTCGATACGAGGCTATACTTAGCAAAGTTAGAGCTAAAAAACGGTTAACTTCTAAAGAAGTTTGGGATTTAGAATGTTTGCAAGATTTAAAAGCACAGCTTGTTTATGATTCCGCTGAATATAAAAAATTTGCCGCTGAGATGGACTCCCAAATGGCTAAAATTATAAATGGGTCGTCAAAGTGAATTGGCCTATATCAGATGCTGAAGGGCACGGCAAGATGCACAAAATTCCTGTCAATATGTTATACAGATGGTTTTTGTACGACATTATTGGTGAAGATGCCAATAAAAATATTAAACTATTTAACTTATCACCAGTAAGCGGTGAAGGGGACGAGAAGGAACTTGAAGACGCCGAAGCTCGGTTAACCGAAATTGCTGCGCTTATTCCGTTTATTAAACTGTACGCAGACATGACTGCTCAATATTCGTTTGACGTGCATCGCAAAGAGTTGCTTAAAATTTCTGGCATGACTGCCGAAACTTTAGATGCAAGCGCAAATGTGTTAAAAGAATTTTATAGCAGCATGTCATTTAGTGCTATAGTTGCTATGCTGTCATCTGCCGTTGAGCTAGAAATATTAGAACTTAATGGCACATTTACCGGAGTCAAAGAAGAGGACTAATGAGTAATTCATGGTGGGCTGATAAGCTCAATACCCCGCAACCACAAACACCCCGCTACGCCCCTGTGCAGCCTGTACAGCCCGTACAACCTGGGTATGTTCAACCTTACCAGCCCATCACTCCCAACAGCGCGTACCCGCCTGTGACGCAGCAGCCTTACATTGACCCGTCACTTGCAGGTCACAGGCTACCAGCTAGTGCAACTGCTCCAAGCCGCTGCCCCAACTGTTCTAGTGGCAATTATGGCAAAATGACTGTCGAGACTGCGCCACGGTGCTACGATTGTGGTTATCCTATCCAGCAGTCAGGTTCAGGCACCCCAGGTGTCCGTATCCCAAGCAATGGAACGGTAGAAGCTACCAAGCAGGTAAGCACCGCAAACAACTTTAACCCAGGCACAATTATCGGAAAGATTGAGTAATGTCACTCCAAAAAGTTCTAGCACAAATTAATAAAAAGTACGGCGAAAACACCGTTGTACTAGCATCAAACGTCGCAGCTCCAACTCGTTTCACATCAGGTTCACTATCGCTAGACATGATTCTTGGAGGCGGCTGGCCTACTAACCAGTGGCACGAGATTATCGGTGAGGCAAGCAACGGTAAAACCGCACTTGCACTTAAGACTATTGCCGCTAACCAAAAACGTGACCCTGAGTTCACCACCATTTGGATTGCTGCTGAGCAGTGGGTTCCAGAATACGCAGAAATGTGCGGAGTAGATGCTACTCGTGTCCACGTGTTCACCAGCAACGTTATGGAAACAGCCCTCACAGCCGTTCTAGAGTTCATTGAGACTAAAGAAGTAGACTGTGTGGTCATTGACTCGTTGCCTGCTCTTGTGCCTTCAGCAGAAGACGAGAAGGAAATGGACGAGTTTACTGTTGGTCGTGGAGCTATGCTCATGGGCAAGTTCTTCCGCAAGATGGAAAAAGCTGGCAAGCGCGACCTTCTAGGTGGCGAACGTCCGTTCATCGGCCTAATTATCAACCAGTTTCGCATGAAGATTGGGGTCATGTACGGTGACCCACGCACCACCCCTGGTGGAGAAGCTAAAAATTACTTTTTCTTTACTCGCATTGATGTAAAGCGCGATGAGTGGATTGAAGTTGGCACTGGTCAGGAGAAGAAGAAGGTCGGTCAGACCATCAAGTTCCAGACTCGCAAGAACAAGTCAGCTCCTCCAGGACAAACTGCATTTGTAGACTTTTACTTTGATGAAGGCGCGGGCGTTGACAAGGGTGAGTATGACTTTGCTAAAGAGATTGTGTCGCTGGCTATTATTAATAAACTAGTTACTCGTGCAGGCGCTTACTACCGTTACTCAGACCGCCAGTGGCAGGGCGCAGACGCGTTGTTGAATTCCATTCGTGAAGAGGTTGACTTGCAAGACCAGTTAACCAAAGACGTAATGGGGACACTACAATTAGCATAGGTAGAGCGCCCAAGCGGGCACAGTCTGTTTGTACTTTGTGCGACAAACCGTTTTACGCAAAAAAGATGTGCAAGTCACACTACATGTTGGAGTTTAGGGGAGATTTTAAAGCCGTTGCTAATAAAAAGAAAACATACGCTCCAGAAGATTTAACTGACTTGTGGACATTTGTACAAAAGGAATTAAACCTTGGCTAGGTCAGAGGGTCAAAAACAGTCCCAAAAGCACGAGAAGAGGCTAGCCAAATTAACTGGCGGGCAAAAGAACGTTGCTTCTGGGGCTTTTTGGTTTCGTAAAGGCGATGTGCGGTCAGAAGATTTATTGATTGAGCACAAGTGGACAGGTAAGAAGTCTTTTACTGTTCAGTCCTCGGTACTAGAAAAAATTATGACCGAGGCGCTAATTGATGGTCGTACTCCAGTTTTGGGCATTAGCATGAACGATGTTAACTACGTAATACTCGACGAAAACGACTTCTTGACCATGCGCGAGTTTCTGATACAATGTATAGAGGAACACACGGAGGAGAAGTAAATTACCATTTGGAGTTTACTTGTCTTTACCAATCCCATTTTTAGAACCAGAAGCTTGGCAGTATGAGTCCAAGTGTGGTCAACAGGTTTATGACCATGACACAAAAGAATATAAACCAGTTTATAACGCAGACTTATGGTTTCCGCCGCGCGATAAAAAACTATATAAACCAATTGCAGATAAAGCTAAAGCAATCTGTTATGGCAAAGACGGTAAGCCAGCGTGCCCAGTTCGTATGCAGTGTTTATTATTTGCCGATAGAACAGAAGAAGCACATGGCATTTGGGGTGGCATGAGCCACCGTGAGCGTAACGCGTTAAAACGCAAAGCAGATAAACTGGGCACTACTTTAGAAATATTGGCTAAAAAAAGGTAAGTAGACATTTTGGCAAATGTGTGATAGGTTCTAGGTATGCCAGAGAAGAAACTAAAAAAATTGCCCGCAGGTGCCCTTAAGAACTTTGTAGACGCCGGTAAATCAACCACCCGAGTCATTAGTAAAGTAGAACGATTTGTTCTGTCTCAGCCGATTGACAACCACCGTTCATTTGACGGACTACACCCATCTGCTATGGTTAGCCCATACTGGTGCCATCGTGCTTCTTACTTTCATTTACAGGGAAATCACCCAGTTCCAGAGCCGCGCCAATTTAAGCGCGAGTTAATTTTTGCCCAAGGTCACGGCATTCATGCCACATGGCAAAATTGGTTTAGAGATATGGGCAAATTGTACGGGGTGTGGGAGTGTAAGAACTGTGCAATTCAAGCCTGGGGCCTAAGCCCAGAAGGTTGCGATGCGTGTGGCGCTGAATGGTCTATGCGTTACCGAGAAGTGCCAGTAGAACATTCCAAGCTAATGATTACAGGTCATTCAGATGGTTGGTTAAAAGGGTTTGGCGATGACCTGATGCTAGAAATTAAGTCAGTAGGTGCCGGTACGTTTATGTGGTACGACAGGTCTGCGTGGTTTGCTGGAGACCAGAACTTTGACGAAGCATGGAAAAACCTAAAGTCCCCGTTCTCGGCGCACATCGCCCAGGTACAGTTGTACATGAAAGTGCTAGAGCTGTCAGGGCGCACAGACGTACCGCAAGAAGCTGTGCTGCTGTACGAGGCTAAACCTACGCAGGAAGTTAAAGAGTTTATTGTCCGCAAGGATGATTGGGCTATTCAACCAATTATTGACGGCGCTCAAATTGTGGTAGACTCGTTAGCAAAGAACGTTGCTCCAGACTGTAATGTTGGCGGAGCGCACAAGTGCAAACAATGTGGAGGTTTTAATGACTAATCTAATTACAGGAGACACTAGCAAGTATGTGCTAGATACCTTAGATGCCCAAGGTCTTGGTCTAGACCGCGAAACATCTATGCCTCGCCCTAATTTGCCCGCCGACATCACCGAAGTTGATGATGAAGAACTAATGCGTTTGTACACCCATTTTTCGGCGTACAGCGATTTTGTTAACACGCAGCTAGCCTGCGCTGTTATTGATGAAAAAGACGCACAGCGCAACATTGATTACGCAGAGTCTGAAGCAATGCTACGCCACCAAAGCGCCAACGCTAAAACCACAGTCACAATTATTAAAGCGCTAGTTGATGGCGACCCTACGTTGGGTGAGTTGCGACAAGATGCGTTGAACAAGTATTCGTACCGCAAGATGCTAGAGACTATGGCAAACAACCTAGAGCGTAGCAGTTCTGTCTGCAGCCGTGAGCTGACCCGACGTACTTCAGGCGACAACTTTAAGACACGCAGCCGTAAGTTTACTGTTTAATGGCTGCCAAAAAGGGTCCAAAAGTATTTGGTAAACCCCTGTCGCCCAAAGTAAAACGCGTAGCGGTTGGTATTGACCAGTCGTACTCGGGATTTGGCGTGACCTTGATGGATATGGATTCAGACGCATACTACACCGTGGTGTTTAAGGGTGAAGGCGTTGGCATAGACCGACTGCTAAACATTCAAGAGAAGCTACACGAGATTCTTGAGACAGTAATTATCACGCCCTCCGAAGTAGCGGCAGCTATGGAAGGGTACGCATTTGGGTCGCAGATGGCAAACATGGCGGGGGAACTAGGTGCAGTTGTAAAGCTGACGCTGTATGACGTGCTGTGGAAATACCACGGTAAATACCCATACATCATCCCACCGACAGTATTAAAGAAGTATGTCACTGGTAAAGGTAACGGCGTGCAGAAAAACCAAATACTGTTGAGTGTGTACAAAAAGTGGGGCGTAGAGTTTACAGATGATAACGCCGCAGATTCATACTCACTAGCGCATATGGTTTCAGGCAAATGCAACTTGACGTACGAGCGTGAAATTTACCACAATATCCAAGACCCTAAGTATCGGGAGAAATAAATGTTTACAGGACTGCTAATAACACTCGGCATTGTGGTAATTATTGGAATTATAATTGCATGTACCGCATTAGTGTCCGCGCTGATGGTAGACGTAACGCCGCTTGACTTTGGTGACGACGAGGATGTATAAATGTATGGTACAGAGTTTTCACGTAAACCGCCTAGAAGGAAAATAAAAATGTCAGACGTAAGATTTCTACTACTAGCTATTTCACTTGGTTTAATATTTATTGGATTATCTTATCTATTGGTAGAACCAAGCCCAGCATCACCTATCCTTATTGGTATTGGCGTTACACTAGCGGTTGCCAGTCAAATACGAGTAAATGGGAACAAATAAATCAGGCTGGTGCATTACAAGCCACCACAGGGATTGCCCAAAAGAATTTCCTACCCATATCTGTTCATGTGTTTGTCATGGCGGATTAGAAGAGCCACCAGTTAAAGAACCAGAGGTAAAGAAAAATGTTAGACAGCGAAAAATTTAAACAAGAATTTGTCAATTCGGCGTTTGAGGCTGCTTTGGCTAAAAAGTTTAAAGAAGCCCAAGACATGCTGATTAAAAAGCATCGTGACTATGGACCAAAAAACATTAGCCAATCCCCAGGCGGCCCCCTAAACGGTTTGTGCGTACGCATTTGGGATAAGCAAGCACGTATTAATAATTTATTAGAGTCAGGCGCAAATCCAGAAAACGAAAGTTTGCGCGACAGTTTCATGGACATGGCTAATTATGCAATCATTGGCATGATGGTTATTGACGGGGACTGGGACAAAGACTACCGCGCAAATTAATCCCGGTTAAAAACAATTTTCCTTTAATTACCTTTATAGTGTTAATAGCGGGAGCTTAACTACAATTAGAGGTAATATATGTCTGAAATACAAGATGATGACGTTTTACGCGTCAGTGCATCCAGCAATCCGCAATCCGTCGCTTCTGCAATTGCCCACGCAATTTATGAAAAAGGCACAGTTAAAATTCGTGCTGTAGGTGCCGGACCAGTAAACCAAGCTGTCAAAGCTATTGCAATTGCCAGCGGTTACACCGCCCCGCGCGGAATCAGCCTAGTTTGTATCCCAGGTTTCCAATCAGTGGAAATCAACGGAGAAAAGATTAGCGCCATAGTATTTAAAGTAAATTCAGTTAACTAAGCGCAACAAGTTAATTAACTGTATCGTTGTATTACAACCATCTTAGGCCAAAGAGGTAAAATCATGGACAAACCAAACAGCAAGTTCCCAACTATGGGAACAACCGCCGCATCTGGCGCACAGTACCCATCAGCTAAGCCTGAACGTGGCAAGCTAATGAAGAAGGGTAACACTGCCGCTGGAACTTTAGACGGCAAAACTGCTATCCAGCCAATGAAGCACGTGACTTCTAAGCGTACTTACGGCATCAAGACTACCATGCCATCGTGGAAAGACCCACAGATTGGTCCTACTCAGGGCAACGGTCGTCTATTCAAGTCAGCAGTTAACCGTGACTCGGCTAACTTCCAAGACGGAATGACAAACTACAACTAAGCATTGACAGAGAAACCCGCCGAAAGGCGGGTTTTTTTGTACCCTTGACAAACTTAAATTTATCGGCAATAATCGTGTTATGCCGCGGAATGTTGTGGTAGAGTTCTAATTAGCAAACCGAGAGAAGGAACATGCTACTAGATGATTTAAAAGCTATTGCAGCTAAAGCATCCATCGAGGGATGTGTAGTAGGAGTTTGGGTAAAAGAGCAAGACAAAGAGTTTCAAGAAGTATTTGAACTTCTACGTAGTAAACCAAACCTGCCACTACTTGAAACACAGCGCCTAATCCAATCGCACTATCCAAACCTACCCTTTAAGCGTACGTCATTTGCGTACCATATGAGAGGAACATGCACGTGTCCGAAAGTCTAGCCCGCGAGCTAGCCAAGTTACTTGGCGAAGACCCAATTAAGCAGTTCCCTGTTAGTCAAGCACAAAAATTAACCATCAAGCCATCAACCTCAAAGCCTAGTAAGGGCAAGAATGGTTGGAAGTTGGCAGCCCTATTACCAGACACCCAGATTGGTTACCGCGTTTACGAAGACGGTAGCGTAATCGAGTTTCACTCGGAGCCTGCAATTGATATTGCCATGCAGATTGTAAATTACGCCAATAAAGAGTTTGGCGTGGACACGATTGTAAACCTTGGCGATACCCTAGACCTACCACAGCAAAGCCGTCACCACCAAGAGATTGCGTTTCAGAACTCGACCAACCTTGCCATCCAGCGAGCATACGAGTACCTAGCGCAACAGCGTGCAACTTGTCCAGATGCGGAAATCGTATTCCTAGAAGGAAACCACGACTGCCGTATTTACAAGTATTTAGCGGAGAACGCACCAGCCGTGGCAAACATGCGCCAGGCTGGAACCACACCTAACGACTGGCCTGTAAATAGCCTTCCACACCTGCTGCGCATGGACGAGTTGAACGTTAAGTATGCCAGCGGGTATCCAGCTGGTGAGCATTGGCTAAACAAAAACTTGCGTTGCATCCACGGCGACCGCGTTAACTCCAGCGGTAGCACTGCCATGAAATACATTAACTCAAATCACCACGTATCCGTTATCTACGGGCACATTCACCGCATTGAAATGTTGTACCACACGAATCATACAAGCACAGGACCCGCTAGAAACGCCGCGTTCAGCCCTGGTTGCCTGTGTAGAGTAGATGGTTCAGTTCCGAGCGTAAAGGGTGGTACCACCCCGAATGAGAAGCCAGTCAAGTACTGGGAGAATTGGCAGCAAGGCGTCGGCTTCGCTTGGTATAAAGATACTGGCGAATTTACCTTGCTGTCAGTTCCAATCCTCGATGACTGGGCAGTATTTATGGGTCAAGAGTTTAGACCACAAATTAATTAGTTAATGTTTAAACTTAGTATATGCCAAGTCAAAACGTACAAAGCCTGGGTGCTGGAGGACTATACGGCACCTACACCAACTATGGTGGTGGTGGCGTTGCTGTTGCTCGCTCTGAGCTTGACTATATGCGTCTTGGTGTTGGTCGTGAGCCTTCTGCTGAATATCCTGATGGTTATTTAGGAACAATTAGAACTCGCCGCGATGACCGCGGACGCCCTAATAGCGTATCTGAACAAGTCCTTAATGGGCTTAAAGTACGCCAAACGCAACGTGGTTACCAGCGTGGCGTGCATCGCGGCGAGCGAATCGACCCTAGTGATTACTATTTACCGCCGCAATTTTCAGAGCGTAGCGGTATTGCTAGGCAAATGGCAGCCGCTAAGAAGGGCGTGCCTGTTCCACGTTTTGCACCAGCCTTCTCGTTAGCCCCAGCCCCTCACCTAGTGAACGATGGTAAAGCTAATACGCGTTCTAGTTCGCCACTAGAAATGAACAAGGTACGTAATACACAACTGCGCGGGCTAAGCCCGCAGTGGAGCTAGTATGGAACCCACAGGACGCAACGAAGAGTTTAAGTCAGGCATGGGCAAAGGCGAGTACAATACTGGAATGGGTACAGGAGAATATTAAAATGACAAATGTAAAAGTAAGCTGTTCACACTGCGGCGACGTTGTTGAAAACGTAGGCGGCAAAGGCACAAAACCTTACAGATTAGCAACTGCCGCGGAAAGAATGCACAAAAGCAGTGTAGAGCATGAAGACGCAACCCGTCATTTAGGCAAAACCGCGCCAGACAACCAAGATGTTACTGTGTCTGCTGACTTAAGTAATTTTGCACACGGCAAAGACCACAATGCCTAATACCCCAAACGGTAAATACGGGTTTAGAGCATGGGATAAGCCCATTGGTGTTCCTGTACAGGCTGCCATGCCGCCACAGCAGTACCTAGGCCCTTTTGCGTCTAATTCAGAGCGTATGTTATCGCAATCATTAGCCGTTAATACAATGTCCAAAGAAGAATTACAAGAATACGTCCGGCCACCACTACCGCAGGTGCAGTTATTTCCGCAACGTTTTGGTTATGAAGTAGCGGAATATGGTATTAAAGATATAGTAGAAATGAATGGTCGCCCACAGACCCGTGTTGATTTCAGTCAGCAACCTACTACTACAGAATCAAGCAGCAGAAATGCGTTAGGAAACACATAATGCAATTAGGATTTGTTGACCCTACTGGTGATGGAACAAGTTTTCCTACACCTTACCCTGTAAGCGATGGGCGCACAATGTACAATGGGGATAAAGGATGTACCGAGTGTGGTTACATCCTAAACCCAGTTCAGGCGCTTGGTTCAGACATTTGCCCATCGTGTACACGACGCAAAGCCAATAAGCAAGTTGCTAATAAGATGGTAGGAAACTAATCATGGCAGTAAATAAGTCACGCTCAGAGAACAAGAGCATGCTAGAAGGCGCAACTGACGGTAAGTACCGCAAGCGTCGCCCAAACACAACTATAGCCCCAGGACAGGGTGACCAGACCGTGGTACAAAACCGCGCTGGTTTACACCCATACATGAACTACGGGTTCATTAACAGTGAAGACCCTACTAAAGTAAACCCAGGAGCATAATCATGGCACTGTTTAAGAATAGAAAAACAAACAAACTTCAAGACCTTAACGGTTCATACGGGTCTTACCCAGGCGCAGACGCTAGCCCAGGTCACCGTCTAAATCCTAACATTGGCGCTAAAGCGCAAATGAATGGTAGAAGCACCCCTGGAACAACTCAGCCTCATTCTGTAGATGACTACAGAAACAAGCAAGCCACCCTCGCCAGAACTCAGCAACCTATTCCTGGCGTAAGCAAGCCAGGAGAATAATCATGGCAGAATGGCATGACCGTCGCACAGGCAAAGTAGAAGACTTAGCTGCTCAAGCTAAAGCTGATGCTGAAGCCGATTCACTTGGAGAATTTGGCAGAAGCCACCCTCAAGGTAAATTTAGTTTTGAAGGCGACATGGTAGAAGTACCTGAGCACCACACAAGACGGGCTTATGTTAAACAATGCCCAGCATGTCGTTCAGATGCTGAAGCAGGCAACCACCCAAGAAAAAACAACAAGTAATTTAACTAAACACCCGATTCATGTGATAGGCTAAACACTTATCTATTAGGAGCACAATATGGCAGATAAAGAAGAGCAAGAACCCTATTTTCGTTTACTTGTATGTAAAACGTGTCGAACTATCGACGAATTGCCGCCTGCGGAAGAAGACCCAGACGACACCCTTCTAACCATTACAGCAGACCGCCACGGCGAACTGCACTATGGCCGTTTGTGGAATGTTCCCAAAGCTATTTGGATGACTAAAGAACTTAAAGAAGACGTCATTAAGCAGTTATCTGGTGAAGAGGGCGCTGGTCTAGGGCTGCCTTTCTATAACACTCGCATGCAATTTGCGGAAGACGCTATGACGTGCTACAGTCTACATAACCGCCCTAGTGGACAATGCCCTGACTACAAGACAGACAAGAAGAAACTATCGGCGGGTACTGAAAAGATGCGTCGCGCTGAAAAGCTTGACGCCTATTCAGGTCCAACTATTTATTTATGTGACTTCTGCCCAGTTAAATCATTTAACATGCAGAAGTTCCACGACGAGAAGGGCATTTCTAAATGACCGAGCAAACACCCGAAGAAGAAGTCCCTACCTTTGAGACTGGATTTATGCTACTTAAGGCTAAGTCAGGTAACTGGCATGTCCTTACTGACATTACTTCACCGCTAGAACTTGAGCGTGAGGTAACTGTTAATGAGGTGCGCGTTGGTGCTACTGAGGTAGCCCATTCAATTAACCAGCAGCAGTTGGCTGCTTTGATTATAACCGCACTATCCCCACAGGACCCGAGTACAATAGAGTAATAAACCTAATTAGGAGGATTCATGTACATCGAAATGTCCTGCAAGTGCGGAGCCATGATTAACGTAGATGGATTTAACGAGGGGTTTACACAACTTACTACTAACCGATTCCTAGAAGCGCACATTGGTTGCGGGTTTGTAACGCCAATTAAAAATGACGTAACAGAACGCACTATCCGCAGAGAAATTGACATACGAAAGATTGTCCATCTGGACGACGACGAGGACTAAATGCTAGAACCAAGTGAGACATCATACTTTAGCGAACCGTCGGCTATCTTAGACCCAAGACTATTTAGAAATAATAAATTACAGTCGTCAGTTCGTTCTGCTGTTTTACAGTTATTGTTTAATCACTTAAACGACAACTACACAGGCGGAGAATCATGGTCACAAGTTTGGTTGGCTGGTTCTGGCGTGTCCCATCAGTGGGCTGCCCATCGTGACCCAGGCGATTTAGATTGCCTTATTGGTATTGATTACCCTCGTTTTCGTGAATCAAATAGAGCATTTGCTGGCTTAAGTGACAAAGAAATTGCACAAACACTCAACGAGGGATTTAGAGAGCAACTTCACCCTAATACTGGAACGTTCCTCGGTTCGTTTGAACTAACCTTTTATGTGAATGTCCGCAGCAACATTGTAGATATCAAACCTTATGCTGCCTACTCACTCACAGACGATGACTGGACTGTTGCACCTGAAACTACTACTCTGAACATCCCCGATACCTGGAAGCGTGCCACTGAGGGCGACAGACTTCAGGCTATTAAAATCCTGACTAATTATCAAAACGCTAAAACTAAATACGAAACCGCTAGTAACGATGCTATTAAAGCCAGTGCTAGGTCAGAAATGCGTGTAGCGATGTCACAGGCAGCTATGTTGTATGAGGGCGTTCATGAGGGTCGTTCTAATGCGTTTAGCCCATCTGGTTCGGGTTATTCAGATTTTTATAACTATCGTTGGCAGGCTGGCAAACAGTCTGGAGTTATTCAGGGTTTGCGGTCATTAAAAGACGAAATGGATGCCCAAGACGAAGCACTAAACAAGAAAACATACGGTGTAGATTTGACTGACGCTAATACTTTAATTAGACGCGCAGCAACTCGCCGTTTTTAGAAAGACTATATTGTGGCAATTGTTCTATTTATGGATGGCGTTATGCGCTCCAACGGTAAAGTACCTATTTACGAAGGTATTTCTTTATATAAAGCCCTAAATGCTAACGGCTCAGTGTTCTTGGCGTGTGATGACCAGGAGGAGGCCCTTCGCTGGTGCAAGGAACACAAACTAATTGACGTTGATGGGTTTATTTCTAATAAAACCGTTGGTGAATATGAAGATAAAGACTTTTTAAAGATTCAACACCAGCAGGCTTCTGGTCCGCTCCACATGGCTATAATGGCTGATGTTACTTTAGCCACTAAATGCGTACAAAATGGAATTAAAACCCTATTGTGGCTACATCCTGTATACCAAAGTCCTAAATTCAGACCAGATGGTCGCACTGGGCGCAAGAGCTGGGATGAGCTAGTGGGAGAGCTAGACCGACAAGTAGATATGATGTTAGAAGATGACCGACTATGAGTAAATTAGTATTTTTAGGGGCAGAAGTTCCTAGTAATAAAGTAATTCTTGGCACTATGAACGCTAAGCGAGTCGGGTTTAGTTACTGGGGCGCTGTCAAACGAGGTCTTCCAACTACTAAAAAGTTCCTGTTATCTGACCGATTTGTTGATGAAGTAGAAATCTATGTGTTCCCAGGTGTTCCCGCTTCGGCGCAACTTACACAGGAAGAACTAGAAGAGTTCTGTGCGGACTATGAGAATTTTATATCAGAAAACCTTAATAGAATAACCGTTTTTACTGAGGTTCAACACCAAAACTTGTCTGATGAGTTCGTATCTGCGCAGCGGTTGGCCGCGTGGAACGACGTGGACGACGAGAAGTTTGGGGTTATCTACACAACTGGTAATTTAGAAGACCTTGCTACTCGTTATTTAAATGTTTTTGTATCAGGTGAAGTAGCAGAAGTACTCGCACCCATCTGCCGAAAGCTGTCCGCGCAGCATGGCACCCGGTTTCATGTTATGGGCATGGCAAAACCTGACTTATTGCGTAATTCACCATTTGAAACGGCTAGTACATTATCTTGGTTGTCACCTATGATGCGTGGAGAGACGATTGTATGGTACGGAAATCAACTTCACCGCTATCCAAAGAACATGAAAGACCAGGCTCGTTCCCGCTATAAAGCCGCGTACGAGGCTGCGGGATTGGACTTTGATAAAATACTAGCAGACGATGCTGTTGAGGTCTCTAAACTCGCTGTGTGGTCGTTCCAACGGCTTGAGGAGTGGTTGAATAGCGGTTCGCTTATATCCGATATAAGTGGCGATAAGTTACCCCCCAATTTATCTCAAACTACCCCTCTTACTACGGATATATCCGTAGCGGAAACAAACAAACTTATTGCTAGAAATCCTGCCGAAATGACAACTTTGCCTGTCCTTGGCGTTGAAGTTTCCCGAGTCATTGAAACTGATGAGACTGGTCGTGATGTTCTTAAAGATGTACCCGTTATTCGTTCTAACAGCACCAGTTTAAGACAGTGTAATACTTGTTTTGTTAAGGATAACTGTCCTGCTTTTAAACCTGACAACGCTTGCGCGTTTAGTTTGCCTGTTGAGGTTAAAACCAAAGAGCAACTTAAGGGTTTAATTAACTCACTCCTTGAAATACAAGGGCAGCGAGTGGCATTTGCTAAGTTTACTGAGGATTTGAATGGCGGTTATCCAGACCCGAATGTAGGTCAAGAAATGGATAGATTCTTTAAAATGCTTAAAACTATTAAAGAATTAGATGAATCAAAAGAGATGATGAGAGTTACCGTCGAGCGCAACGGCGCAGCGGGAGTTCTGTCTTCTTTGTTCGGTGAACGAGCATCTAAATTAAATGAATTGCCTAATAATGGATTTAGTGAAGACCAAACAAATGAGGTAATTCGCAAGATTTCCCCCGAGTAATATATCGGATATAAGAGCCGTTTTTAACTTGAAATGGCATAGTCCTAAAAATAACTAAAAAGAACACACCCCACACGCAGCACCCGGCCCTCAGCTTCGGCTGATGAGTTATACTGGAACACCAACCCCTAAACAAATAGAAGAACAGGACAATTATGTCGTTATCATTTAAATTAACCTCCGATTTCGTAGAAGGATACCGCAGCAAGACTGTTCCCTGGGGTTACAAAGACGTCGCTGGAAACTCTGTTGGCGAGATTACTTTTCTCCGTACCTATTCTCGTATGAAAGACGATGGCACTAAAGAAACTTGGGCTGATGTTTGTGAGCGTGTTATTAACGGAATGTACTCACTTCAGAAAGACCACTGTAAGACAAACCGTTTGCCTTGGAATGACGCTAAGGCGCAGGCTTCTGCTAAAGAGGCTTACGACAGACTATTCAACTTTAAATGGACTCCGCCTGGTCGTGGTCTTTGGGTTATGGGAACTCCTCTGGTAAATGAGCAGAAGAACTCGGCTGCTCTTCAGAATTGTGCTTTTGTCTCTACCAACGAGATGAACAAGAACAATCCTGCTAAGCCTTTTGGTTTCCTCATGGAAGCTTCGATGCTAGGCGTCGGTGTAGGCTTTGACAACAAGG